TGAGCAACATTGGATTGAAAATTTACCAGCCTCATTTAATACCTCACCAAGCAGATTTTTTGTAAATTCAGTCTCCTCTCTTGAGTAAACAATAAATGGCTTTATCGAATCCGGAGAAGTTACCTCGGGTGATATGCGATTAACGACTAAAGCGGTAATGGCTGCATTACTCGATAAGAGCGTATAAATTTGATCTTCTAAATTCATGGTTTTGTATTTCCAGTGCTATTAACTTGATCAAACCAGCTCGATAATTTCATTTCAAATGCACCTAATGCCTCAGGCAGCTTCTCAGATGCATTTTGTAAAAATGAGAATGGAAGAATTCTTCCAACTACAAATTTACGAATACGCTTTGTTTTATTAGACATTTTGTAAAAAACATTTCTTTTTCTACCAAATTCAAGCCATTGCCAGTAGTAAGGATCTTTATCAGAGTCCTTTCCTCGCTGACTTTCTTTTACTAATACGCCCTTTTTATAAACAGCGCCTTTTGCCGGCCTGACATTGACAAATACACCAACGTCACCGGATCTAGTGGCAATTTTGCTTGTTCTTACAACAATTGATTTTCTAAGTGTTCCGACTTTTCTATTTAATCTGTTTGATTTTAATAATGGGGCATATCTTCGTGCTTCATCACGAATAATTGTTGCTCCTGAAACTAGAGCTTGACGAAATACTTTTCTACGCAATGATCTTGGAATATCAGCTAATTTTTGCTTGAGCTCATCTAAACCCTCAATTCGGAGTGTTTGACTAGCCATTGACTGGTAGCCCTACTGCTAGATTAGTCGAAACCATTAAATAGGTATATTGCTTATCAGTTTGATCTAAATCCACAATCTGCCACTGTTTACCCTCATAGCTGATCCGCCAAGTAGCTTGAATATTCTGATATTTACGAATTTGAACTCTCAATACGACCTCACCAAGCACTTGACTAGCGGCAAAAAAGGTATTGCCTTTTAAATGGTTTACAGAGGCCCATACGGACTTATCTAAAGTAAAGCTCACTATCTCTTGGCCAACGCTATCACGCGTTACTACAGGCTCTAAGAGGCTAATTCTGCGATTTAAATTGCCAGAGGCCATCTTAAAACTTTCGATAAGGCAATAGGAGGTTTTCCGCTGCCGGGTTTTGATACAGCTCTTTAATTACATGCATTTCTCGGTTTTCGTACAAATCACCCACAATCAATAGCACTGCCGCTTGAACTGGATATGGAAAAACAGAGAATGGCTCATCTTTGGTATCGCAAAAATCATTAACGTACTGCTCAGCCGCATCTAAATAAAGCTGAATTTCAGTATCTTCATCATTGCCATCGACTTTGATATGCTTTTTAACAAGATCAAGACTGAGGATGGACATAATTTTTGCCTTTACGTTTTACTTTAGTCACGGTTTTTTGAGCTGTTTCAGTTGCCTCAACCGATGGAGGATTCTCAATATATTTAGCAGCCTTGCAATCATTGACAAGGTGCTCAGCAAATGCGGCATTTGTTCTTAAAATATCACCGGATTCTAGGGTGCCATACTGGCTAGTTACGACAGTACTAGTAATTTTTAACAAACACAGCTTCATTTTTGAACCTTTTTAATAACTACCTTTAATGGAGAACCCCCTTAAATCGAATGATCTAAGGGGGTTAACTAACTACCTATTAAGCTGGAGTTAAATCACCAATACGAACAGCAGAAGGACGCTCAGTTGCCAAGGCAAGGCGGCGCTCAGCGCGGATCGTAATGAGGTTTTTGGTGAAGTTATCGCTATCGGAATCAGACATTTCGACAGTAACGCCTTCACGATTGTGGATCATGTAAGCTTGACCAAACGCACCTACTGCCACTTGATCAACAGTCATTCCTACAGATTCAATGACAGGAACACCAAATAAGCGAGCTTGACCAGCATCAGTAACGCTATACAAAGTGTGGCCAGCGGCAGTTGTGAATAAATCAATTTCAATATCTGCCCAATCTGATGGATTTAACAAGATGGCATCTACTGGATAACCAGCAACCTTGCTTGCTGCAATCATCTTGCGAATCAACACGAGTTTTTTCAATGTAGTGCCAAGAGCTGCATCAGCAATACCATGAGCGGTAAAGTTACCAGCGTCCAAAATACCAGAAATATTAGGAGTAGTACCATCACCGGAAACTAATTGAGTTTCTACTTTACGATTTACTCCGTAAACCATACGAGCATTTACGTAAGCGGCCAAGGCAACATTATCAGATGCTAATTGACGGCTAATTTTGATCCAATGAGCAACAGTGGATACAGGCATATTTACCAATGTAAATGTAATTGCAGACTCAGCTTTTGAAGCGCCTTCAGCAGCTTCAGCAGCATTGTTTGTAAAGGCATTTTCCTTTGTAAACTCAATAGCATTACTTGTGGTTGGAACGCTTGGCAAGAATGATTCGAGCGTCAATGGCTGAACAGCGCCACCAACAATGCCAGGCATGCGAGCTGGAGCAACGTTAGTATCTGAACCAGTCAAAGTATTTTTTAACTCAACGCGCATTTTGGCGAGTCGGCCACCAGCAAATTCGCTGTATTGAGCAGATTTTACAAATTGCTCACCCCAAGACTCATCGGCTTTTTTGCCATCATTGAATTGCACGCCTTTTTGCTCGATTTGTGTCAAGCGGTCTGCAAATTCACGTTGCTGATTACCAATGTTTTCCAAGGCAGTTTTAGTATCTTCAGATACTTTGCCATAGGCTTTTTGCTCTTCGTCCGCCTTAGTGGACATGGCTCTTAATTTTGCTTCTAGAGAGTCTAAGCTCTTCATTACGGCTGCTTGATCCATTTTTATTTCCTTAAAAAAGTTTTTAGCAATAAAAAACCGCCCGAAGGCGGCCAATTAATAAATTTTTGTGGGTTACGCAATCAACTTATTGATGCGATCCACAATCAATGCGTTTAATTTCGCATCAGCTAATTCTTCTGAAGAATCCCTCTCCATCAAAATAGCTTTTACGCGGGAAACAATCGCCATTGATTCCCATTTGCCAAGCCCTGAATCCCTCAGCAGCTTTTCAATATCACGCTCGGTTTTGCACTCAGGCAAAAGCAATTCAAAATCGATGTTTTTAACGCTATTTAAATCAATGCGCGCAGCGCTATCAGCGGGGAATACCACCGGAGAAATCTCCATGAGGTTTGACCACTTGCTAATGATTCTTCCGCCATTGTCTGACTCGGTATAGTCCCCTGCTTTTAAATAGCCGCCAACCGACAGGCCATCAATCGTGCCATGCTTTAATGAGGCAAAAACATCTTTTGCTAGAGAGACATCAGGCGTAAGCTCTCCCTCAACATAAAGACCAATATCATCTTCCTTGGCCGTTACCCACTTACCAATGGGCATATGCCAATCATGATTAAAAAACATTTTTGGGGTGCCATTTTTAACCAGCGTTTCAGCAAAAGCACCCTTCAGAATAGTGTCGCCATAACTATCGACACCATCCCATTTTGAGGCGTAGCCACCGAATACTCCACGGTCCTCGGTGATTTTTAATTGAACGTCAGTTAGCGATAGGGTTTTGCGTAGCAGCATTGCCGCCTCCATTAGTAATTTTGCCAAGCATATCGAGCGGAGCTAGATTTGTTTGAGCAGTTAATTGATCTGCGTTGTCTATTGGGGGTAGATTTTCTAATTGACGGCACTCATTGCGAGTCATGATGCCGTTTTGAACATTTTTGGAATACAACTCAGCGCGGTCTTTTGCATTACCCCGTAAAAGAGCATCAAAGCTAATCTCGGCGCTCATCGTAGCGCGTTGCTTACTGGTCATGACGCGCTTGCGGACAGACTGCTCAATACTGACAAGCATAGGGCGAATAGTGAGCTTATGAAAGCCATCGACAATCTGCTCAATGCCAGTGCCCCAGGTCGTTACATTGGCATGGTGAACAAGAATTGGAGGAACATCAAACCAACGGCAAATTTCTTCAACAGAAAAACGGCGAGTCTCGAGTAATTGCTGATCTTCGGGACTAATGGAAAGTTGCTGATACTTCATGGCAGCCTCTAAAACATAGAGGCGGGAATCTGATCCGGATTGCATTTCAGCAAAACGGCTTTGTAATGCAAGGCGCTGATCTTGGGATAGCACATTATCTGTCATCAATACGCCTGTAGGCTTTCCGCTATTACCAAAAATCTTACTTGCGGAGTTTTGAGCGGCTGCAGATTCATTAACTGTAGCCTGCATAAATTCTAATTTTTGTAGGCCGGTAGTGCCATTGCCTAGGCCGCGCAAATGTAAAACGTTTTCTTCAGCTAAGGCAATAACATCATTATTAATGCGATAGAGATAGACCAATGAGCCATCAGGCAATACATAATTTTCTACCTGGTCAGCAGCCATTGGCCATAATGAAATTGCCTCTCCATTAGCAGCCCTCTCAATACGGGCATAGGCATTACCACGCAAATCATGATTCATAATCATGCAACGCCAAAACTCAAATGGAGTCATACGT